TCAGTTGTGATCCTTTTCAAGGAATCGAACATATTTCCATATTGCTTCCTGGCATGCAGTAAGTTGCTCAACTATTTTATCTGCTCTGGCGGCTTCACTGTAAAGAAATTCAGAAGCCTCTCCCGAAAGTTCGCATCCTGCTGTTGCATTAAGTCCGCCGGTGGCGCCGAGGGCTGCGGCGGTGATACCTCCAACACTGCCGGTTGCCTGGTAGGGGTCGCGCAACTTGATAGTGCCATTGCGCACACCAGCGATAAAGCGAGTCTTGTCTTTTTCAACATTGGTGATTTTCTCCTGGTAATAGCCGGAAACCTTGGTGAGTGCTGTAGCAAGATCGCGTTCAAGTTGCCGGTATTCTTCGGACTTGGCCAATCCGTAGATGAGTTGTTGGGTTACAGTTTCTGCATGTTCGGTTTCGATAGATTTGATCTGCGATGTGTACCGCCAGTCTTGCACTGTCCATGCTGCGATCGCTGAAAGTACAGCAGATAATCCGGCTGCGATGGCGTAGCCTTTCCATCCGACTATTGCGCTGATAGACATTTGGCATGCCTTTCAAGTTGGCGTGTCCAGACTCCAGGACAGCGCTTGTTGCCTGGCGTCGAACAGTCATACCCTCCGCTGTACTTATACAACAGCAAAGAGTCACAGGATGCGCGGTACTGACCAGCAAGCAGATTGCGCCTCATGCTGGATTTACTCCAGGCACCTGTGCCGTACTGATAGACCCAGTCCATGTACAGGTCATACTCTGCCTGGGACAACGCAACACCCGGCAAGCTGGCGCGAAAGATGGTTTCCTCTTTGCTGATATGAGTCTGGGCTTTGATCAGTGCGCGCACTGGTGTGGTGGTGTCTCCTGACTTAACTGCGCTCCCATCCTCATGGTACGTACTGCCAAAACCTAGAGTAGGGCGGTCATTGACCGTTGGGATAATGGCCTTGTCTGTATACCCTTCACTTACCACCAGGCCGATAAATGCACTGGCGGAAAGAGTGAGGGCGGCAACGAGAATGCGCGGACTAGCCATTGCGGAGACTCTGTACCTTCTTCCACACCCATTCGCATATCAAGATCAAGGAGTAGACGGCGGCGAGGAAAGCAGCGAAGTCAGCCCAAGAGGTAATCCCGACTGCTGCCCAGACGGAGATTACCTTGATTACTGGGTGGGATATTTCAGTGTTGTCCATGGGTTACCTTAAGGTAAGGTCACACCGCGATCGGCCATGATCTGCGCTGAAATATTCATTAACCCTATAGCATCACTATCGCTTAGATATTCAGAGTAAGCCGCAAAAAGCCCAACGGTTCCTGTTGTGCCCGTCTTAACTCCAGCCGCAACAGATGCATCAAGCGCATTAACATATATGGGCACCGCCACATTTTTTGCACGATTCGTCAAAGCCGCCTGCGTTACCGTGCCTGAGCGAGTAATAGTTGAGACTTCTGAGTTTTTTATACGAAGCACCCGACTTGTCCATGCGCCGATGAGCTGAGATGTTATGGTAACCGCCTGATTAGGTGATGCGAGGCCAGTTGCAACAGCAAGCGTTCCTGAATCGCTGGTAGTAGAAATATTTCTAAAACCTAGGAAGGGAGCAGTCGCAGGCGTCATATTTGATACAACCGAGAACGCAACGCCAGCACGCTGAACGAGATTGCAACAGATAAGAATCGAAATTTCATCTTGTTCTATCACGTTCGTATTAATCACTCGATCTACAGTATCGAGTACTGCGCCCTCTGCGCTGAACGTTCCACTGAAGCCAAGAGTGGTATTGCCCGACTTGTCTTTATTTGAAAGCATGTCGTACACGGCCAGGGCAGATGGACGCACAAGCTGCATAGCAGGATCAACAAGCGGCAGGTCGCTGTTGTTGATGACTGTGTCTAGAATAAGACGCATGGTTAAATCTCCGTTAATTTTATGAGTGATATCTGTGCAAGTGAGCAAGCAGCACTTGCAGCTTTAGTCTTGACAGTTAATTGAGTAATGCCATCTGGAACCACGAACTCGTAGCTGAAATACCCTAAATCGGATATGTTCGTTTTCCAATTTCGGATACCAGCAAGATTTGTAGTTGACGACGAGTCACCAGCCACGACGTAACAATCAAACTGACTGGCCGTCTTCGCAAAAAAACCTAGCTGCATGCGTTGACCTGTAGTTGCAGCAACAGTTAGATACGATTCCTGATCTGAAAATGTCCAGACATTACCCTTCACCTCTGCATCAGTTTCAATGACTGATGTTCCCTCCGTGGAAATAGTCCAATCCGTAGGGTTGATACCATCGTTTGTCAAAAACAGGGCGTTTTGAATCAAATTCTGAGATAGCCCGGCTGCGATCTGTTCATCTGCTCGCGCAGTCCAAGTAGTCGCTGTCCAGTCTTCCAAGCCTGCTATGAGAGCATCACCCATAGCACTGGCACCGGTGCCATTCGGATGCGATACATCCTGGTTATAGCCGCTGATCCAGTCACCAGTCAGAGGATCTACTGTATATCGATGCAAGTCTACAAAAGGCAGAGCGTATTGCTTGGCATAAGCGCGTAGCCACGCATTCAGTCGATGCTCTGCTATACGTCGAGTGTTATTAGATGAGTTGCCATGAGCACTCATTGTGCAAACCACCGGAATGATTCCGGCTCTACGAAGTTGCAGAAAGATGCTCTTGAATGCAGGGATCGTCACTGTGTCAATATCAAGACCTTGAACAATGTCGTTACGTCCGCACATGACAACACAGAAGGTGGGTTTTGCTACAATGGCATTTGGCAAATGTACATTTTTAACCTGTGTGACTGTGTACCCACCAGTGGCTGAAATGCCTGTGAGCCGGAGCCTGCCTTTGGTTTTCATGGAGGCCCATGCATGCCAAGACTGGTCATTAAGACAAGGGGAATAACTAGTGCCAGAAGCATTGGCGCCAGACCAGGCCACGCCGTAAGCAGTGATACTGTCGCCGATGGCAAAAAAATCACCCGACAAGGGTCCCCGGTGATTGTGTAGCGGAAAACCGAGGTATAGCTTCTCCCCAGTTCCTGGCAGTGTTGCCCACAGCACACGACCGTTTCGATCCATTTCCAAATGCGGATAAGGGTCGCTCGACTCAGAGCCAACAATTCGATCAAGGCCATTAAGCACGATATTTGGAGACTCCACTCTTACCGTTTCTGCTCCTCCTGGCATAGTAGTGACTCCAACATCAGTTATATAAAATGGTGTTTTCCCCGCGGCATCAACAATTTCATACGGGTGGACAGACTCAGTTTGAGAATTGATTCCTTCGGTTCTGCTGTCAACGCCATTGACGCGTACAGTTAAATCATCGACTTCCGCTCTCGTGGCGGTCTGCCATTCAGAGCGCGTCCAGTCCCCAACCCCCGTTCCAGTAGCGACCCACACACCATTAACTGGGTTTTCTGGTGAGTCATTCGGGTCATTGGTGACAACAACACGCTCTCCGATTTCCACAGGAGTTGCCGCCATCATCGTGGCTTCATCTATAAAAGACCGACCGGAAGTTGCTTCCGCCCGGCTAGCTGCATCCTCGGCTTGTGCAGCGGCATCCTCAGCGCGTATCGCATCCAGAAGCGCATTAGCCTCTGAAATCGCTGCCTGCAGCGCAGAGTTCTCCGCAGCTCCCGCACTATTACTGGCCGCTTCAATTGCAGCTTGCAGTTGTGCCATTAATGCATCTGGGGTTGCATCTTCATCCGATGATATCGGTACCTTGATCGCGCGGCTTAAACCTTCGGCAAGCTGCTGAATCAGGATGGTGAGTCGATCAAGAGAGGCGTTCACCACTTGCGGATAAAATCCACCTTGATTGGTGATGTCCGTTGGCTGGAGGTTTGGCAGTTTGCTTGTGATTGTCAGCAGAAAATCATCATCCAGAACCGATGTCAGGATGATAGTTCCACCGGGCGAGACATTTTGGTTAGCGTTGAGAGTGACTGAATAGTCTGACCCATCGCCAGCAAGCGTACTTTCTACCCCCTCGGGAGTAGTGCGGATAACCAGCAAGTCAGATGCAGAGAATACTTTGAACGCAAATGGGAACTCGGTGGATATCCCATCCCCGTCATAGGGGCCAGCTTTTCTGTTCTCGCTTGATATTGTCACGTTGATACTCCAGGAAGATGCCTGTGTAGGCTATCTCCTGGGGGGTGAGATACGCGCACCGCTTATTGTCGGTATCCGAATAGAAGTGCTCTTGTGCTATCTGTTTCCCCCTCTTGCAGTGCAATGGCTCCTGTAATAGACCTATTTACCTGTGCGGCAGGTAGTCCCGCCAGGGAGCCAACAACATTAACCAGCGCTTTCCTAAAGGCGTCATCAAATTCACCTTGGCTGGCTTGTTGAGCAAGTTTCAGTGAGTCACTGATTACCCTGAGGCCTGCAGGGCCCTGATAGTTTCTTGCCCCTTCAGCGCCGGTGATGATTTTGGATACTTCACTGAACTCTCTGGCAATAACCATCATTCCCATTAAGTAACTGATTTGTTCAGCGGCAAGGGATCGGGCAATTTTTTCCATATCCCAATCATCGTCACCGCCTGGTGTTAGGGCTTCTTTCATTGCGAATCCAAGTGCCGATGGAATGACATAGAGCAACAGGTAATCAGCAGCCAGCCTTGCACGCTTGGCAGGAGTGTTGGCTGTCATAGTCTTGGCAATACCAAGATTAAATGCTGTATTCATGAATGAATAGAAAACAGTAAATAACCTCGCCATAGGGCCGCCACGTTCTATCGCTGCAAGGTCTTTAGTTTGACCGCCCCCTTGAGAGTCAATCACTGCCTGATCTGCAAGTTGAATTGCTCTGGTTTCTACATTGCCATCCGCAATAGCTTTCTCGTAAGCTCCCCACCAAGTGGGGACATCTACAGCCATCTGAAAACGCATCATCAGAAAATAGGCATAACGGCCCACGTATTCATTGAATATAGTTTGCCCTTGAACCCGATTGCGCAACTCGTTCAGCTCGCGGAATCTTGTGCGTGAACGGTTTGCCATAAAATCTGACATATCGTTTACCTGGCGGGAGAGGACGACAGGATTTGCAATATATTTTGCAATACCGCGCCCCATCCATGCGGGGCCAATACGCACGATAGATTGAGTTAAACCTAGTACCTGCATGGCTGCTGAAACGATGTTAAATCCAAGACCAGAAACGCTCACACCTTGGCGCAATCTTGATGCTGCTGCTTCTACAGCGTTAGCCGCACCTCTTTCACCTTCAGCGATGTCCTGCACCCAGGTCTTGAATTGTTGCTTGGCCTCAGGTCCATATGAGTTGCGCATCGCAGTATCGATGGAATGTGAGCGCAATAAACGGTTGGCATCAATCAACCATTCGTGCCATGCCAGATCATGGATGACATCGTTCACCCCTGAATACACCCCATCAATCGTATACAACAGCGGACGGCCCTGTACTTCATCAACACGTGATTTTGTGAAGCTGCGACGAGTTGTAGCTGTTGTGAAAGCTCCTTGCAACTGACGTTTTGCGGTTTCTGCATCTGCGTTTTCTTCGGCTCGTTGACTGGCCATTGGGTCATATTTGATAGGGTAATATCCACCCTTTATGTGGATTGTCTTGCCATCTGCAGTGGTGATATTAAAAGGTCGTGGCTCCACCCAGTCTGGTTCTTTACCGTAAATCCTTCTTTCTTTGGCTGCGATTTGAGGTCTGTATGATTCGATGTAATCCCATATTGACTGCACTGCCTTCCAGTCACTTTCGGTCAAGGATTGTAAAATTGGTGCCACCTGGTCGATTGTCCAGCCTTCACCGCCAAGCAGACGTTGTGTGTTTCCCTCATTTCCCATGTTCAATGCAATGGCAAACACCGACTCTTTGGTCAATCCGCGATCAATGGTTGTGTAGTGAGCCTTGCGCCTCATGGAACCAGCCTTGAGAACGGGGGCCATAATTTCAGTCAGCCGCTCAGTGGCTTCCGCCCGCATGGTGGTTTCCATGTCCCCGCGCTCATTCGCTGAGCGGATGAAGTATTCCCACACAGGACCACCATCTCTGCCACCGTCCATCACATATGCCCAGGTTGCGGCTTTGATATGTGCTGCCCAGAATCGCTTTAGGCTCTGAATAATGCGTCCAGCATTGGTGGTGGCACTTCTGGTATCGGCTTTTTTGCCCGTAGCATTGGCAGATATGCCGGCGGCAATCTCATCACGTACTGCTTCATATGCACGGTTATCTGCTGCTGTGAGCAACTTATGCTTGAGCCTGCCCAGGTGTTCAATCTGTTTGACGCTATCAACAAGGCCTCGGAATTCTTCAAGCGTCATGTTCTTGTATGACGTTCTGAATGCTTCGTTGATCAACTCTTGTGGTATATCCGGCTCTATTCCGGCTTCGCGCTGAGAGTTGATCCACTCAGCCAGGCTGACCCTGCGATCAACTGAGCGGTTGCTTTGACCTCGACGTAAATCGAAACGCTCAAGTAATGCATCAATCTGGTCAGCATAATCAGCGTCAAGGCTCTTGATATTGCCGTTGAAATTGTTCAAATAGCGCAAGCCTTTATCAACCTCTTCCTGGGCGTTGTACGCTGCTTTTGCGGCATAGTTCTGGATCAGTTGGTTACGTTTTTCTGTAGCAGCCGTAGCAACGTCACCAGACCTCAACGCACGTTCAGCATTGCGAGCGGCCCTGGTTTCTGCGTTGGTGTATTGACCTGGCTTGATGTTGCGTATCTTAAGCCTGGCAATCATGTCCTGGGCCAGCTGTCGTGCAGCTGATGCGAGCACCTTTCTTGATCCTGATGCCTTGGCTAACGTATTGGCTTCTGTGGTCAAGTATCTCGCGCGTACTTCATTATGGATGGCTGCATCTGCTGCGCGCGCAATGGATTCCGGGTCGGATAATTCCCCATGCTGCTGCAACATTCTGGCATTGGTTTCTGTATTTACGGCTTCGTTAAAGGCAGGCGTCTCCAACAACTCGCGCACCAGTTGGTCACCCGAAGTAAAGCCGAACAGGTCTGCAACGATATCTGGATGCAGGCCATCATTTGCCAGCATGCCATATGAGCCATAGCCCAAAGATTTCCACTCAAGTGGTACCAGGTCGTTTTCCGGGTACATGTCACGCAGGGCGGGGATTGAGAGTTTATTGCCGCCTGGGACTTTGACCGATTCCCCATCCTGGCCCACCATCTCACCATATTTCAGCCACCGCATGGCGCGGAATATCGGCATGGCTTCCAGTTCTTCCTGCACTTCCTTCCTAATGCCTTTTCGCACAGATGCGGCCTGCCGGTTAAGGCGCTTGATGGTTCTATCCTTGAGCGCATTTGTCCAGGACATATCACGTATGCTCTTGGCTTGCAGCTCCTGAATAGCCTGGTTGGTAGCGTCAACTCCGAGCAGCTGATAGTTGGAATATTCCTCAGGTGACATTCCAGACTCTTCCTGATTGGCAAACAATGGCATCATGCTTCGGCCTTGCTCAGCCAATGCAATCTGCTCATTGGTGGCCATCATGCGATCAAATACACTGCGTACCTCTGGCGTCAATTGCACATCCAGAGCTGCAACATTCTTGTAGACGTTGATCATCCATGCGCGGAACCGCTGGAATATGCCTTGCAACTCCAAGTTTGGTGCGCGACCTTCATATAAATAGGCCTCGAATCCACGCGCGAATTTCTCATGGCTTGGCCTTTGTTCTTCGATTGACATACTGTTCCAGGTGGCGATGTTGCTGACATCAAACCACTTGAGTAAAGTCTCGGCATCATCCAGGGCAGATTGCTCACCAGTAGTGAGCGTTTCTCCTGCAGCCTGTTTTCCTTGAAGCTGGGCAGCAATATCGAACTTTGCTTCCAGGAAGAAGTGGCCAGACTCATGCAGGAAAGTGGACAGGTCGGCATTCTTGAGCAGGGCAATGGTATTGGTGGCTGGACTGAAGGCACCGCGCGGGCCTTGATAAAATTCATTGCCAAGCTTCTTGACAAGATTATCTCGTGTGATTATATTTCTCGCATTACGGGGATCACGTTGCATGGCAATTAGCGCCGGAGACGCCCCGTTTGAAACCCTCGCTTTGTCGAGGGTTTCTTTATTTCTAGCGTATATTTTTCCTTTTTGCGATAACCCCGCAGCTATCCAATTCGCTACCCGTTGCTCGGCGGTTTGTGTTGGTGCGTTGTCAATAGGTGTGATAGTTCTAATGCGCCCGTCACGCACGCCTACTGCAATACTAGATCCGCTATCCGTTTTTTCATCTAATATTACAGTTAATCCACCCTCTCTGTGCGGCAGCACAAACACCGGATCAGCCAGTAAAGTTGGCAGATTCTCAAACACGGAGAGGGGAACGTCAGGATGTTTTTCACGGATGGCCAGCAAGTACCGTGTTGGAATATCCAGTTTGGAACTCCCAATCCCCATTTCCTGCAGCACAGCAGGTGTATCCATCCTCGGGGCATAGTCTAGGTTGTTCGCCTGCACACGACCTAGTGCGGCCTTCCATTTCTGCATGGCTTGCTGAGTAGGGGAGATGGGTGATTGATGCAGAATATTAGGGTCGTTAGGGTCGAACGTGCCCCGGTTTCCGGTAGCGGATTTGATTTGGTTGGGTTTGAATGCTATGTAAGTTTTTGTACTCCTACCCATAGACCCGGCATCGTTCTCCACAATCAGACCATCATATGGTTGCGAAGAAAACCACTGGTTAACCATATCCTTCTGTTCCGTAGCGACAGCCCTAATTTCTGCCTCCCATTGAGCAATGGCTTCATCAAACTCTTGTTGGCTTTCCTCTGTTTCTGTTGCCCAGTCTGTCCTGGGGTCATCTTTCCATTTTGTATTAATTTCTTTTTCTTTTTCTACCAGTGCCCCATATCCTTCTATTTCTTGAGAATACAGTCTAGTTAGCGCTTCTCGATTAGCGATAGTTAGAGGATTGCGCAGTGCGAGATAGACCGGCATTTGTACCTGTCCAGAATTCGATACTCCTATGCTGCGCGGGGTTGGCTTGAAAAATGCCCCGGTTGGCATTTCACCATCCCCGGCTGATCGGATACCGTCCTCTATGCGAAACTCACTAAAGTCAGCATCCGTCTCGTGATACACCACCAGCGGCTTGCCATCTGCATCCACCACCTTACTGTCGCCGAACCATTCGCGGAATGCTGGGGCGTCTTGAGATTGCTCAAACTGAGGCCCCGCAACATTCTCAGCCACAATGTTCAGCTTGTATTGGCTGTACATTTCTTCAGGGGTAATGCCCATCCTTGCAGCTTCAACGGCATACCAGTTTGATACCATGGATGCATAGGCATCGTTTACCTGCGGTGTGAACCTGGCTGCGCTATCAAGCTGAGCTTTGAGGTCAGCTTTAACTGTTTCCGTGGATGCCCGAAAAATATCGGTATTGCTTTCCTCGTTGATCGCTGCCTGCATTTCCTCTTGCAAGGCAGGCAAACCGTTTTGTAAAAATTCCTGCGCCTCAGCGCGACTGAAACCTTCAGGCTGCGTCTTGAGATCGTCAAGCAATAGTGCAGAAAATTCAGATGGGGCAATCCTTGCTGTGTACTCTTCAACCGGGATGGCTATTTGTCCGCCTGTCTGTACGGCTTCATCCAATTGCGCTGCAACGGCAGGGGAGATTGCTGCAACTTGATCCGCAATGCCGGACTGCATCAGGGTATTGGCATCGATGAATATTTGCTGAACCGGGCCATCTTCTGCAGCCTGGGCAATAAACTGCTCGAATGTTTCAGTGTCACGCGCCAGAACTTTGCTAGATGCTGCCAGATCATTCAGGCCCTCAATAAGCTGTGCGCCTTGTTCTGCCTGGATGGCTTGCGCTTGTCTGAGGCGCAATTGTTTTCCGCTTGTGACAGCAACATCCATGACTGCTGTTGGAAGTTCGCCGATTGCTTCGGCAAGCACTGAACTGGCGCTGATATCTTGACCTGATGCAACTGACCCGACTGCCTCACCTGCAGCCCCGCCGGCTGCTTGAATCCCGCCTTGTGCTGCAACATTGCCAACTGCAGATGGCCTGATTCTTACGCCTGCCAGTCCGGCTGTTGCTGCATCAAATGCACCGACCACACCAGCTTTGATTAATGCCTGGTTGCGCAGCTCTGCAAATTCAGGCGTTGCAACAAACTCCTGAACCGCTGCTGGGTCATTCACATCAATACCTGCAAACTGGATGCCTTCCGCAATTGCTGTACCGTATTCGGCATTGGCAGAGGTGGTACCCGTGAGCGCCGCAAGTCCGCGAGCACCTCCAGCCACACCGCCTCCAATGATAAATGGGAGGGAGGGTGTCAGCAGGCCGGTAGACTCCAGCACAATGTTGGTTGCGATAGAGAACGGGCTTGATGCAAGACTTGAAAATGCTTCGCGCCACCCATTGGCCGAGTAGAACTGTGCCAAGCTTCCTGTTGGCACCAAACCCTTTAATTGTTCGCTTCGCTGAGTAAACTCCACAGCATTTTCTGACAAGCGGGATTGTTGCGCCTGCCGTAGCTTTTGAAGGGCTTCTGGATTACTGCCGGCACCGGAAAACAATGAAGCATAGGGATTGTTTTGATCAACGCTGCCTCCACTTTCGACCTGGTCAATCAGCGATAGAATTTGGGCAGACTCATCAATGTTTGATGCATCATTACCTTGCAATCCAGAGGTCAGCCCGCGCTTGAAAGACCTTAATAATGTTTCGATACCCGAAAGATTGGCAGTGTCATCCTGTGCCAATTTTGCAAATTCAGGGTCGGATATCTGCCTGGCAAGAATAGGGGAGGCCGCGAGGATTGCTTGATTCTCACGTATACGTGCACGGCGCTCGAACTCTGGCAAATCTTTCTCTACCGACTCAGGTGCAAGTCCAAAAGTCTGGCTCAACTTCTTGGCCTTGGCTGCATTGTCTGGATTGATTCCGCTGACAACATCCAGCACCAGTCCAGTGCGTTGTTGTCCTGCATCAATGTCCGCGTCCATTAACTGGTCATAGATATCTACTTGCGGAATGGCTTGCTCTGGAGTGGGAGCTTTATTATCGCTATCCATTAATGAATCATATATATCGGTCATTTGGGTTTCCCTGCACGTACCCAGTAATCAGCAATGGCTTGTTCTGTCACTGGCATGTTTCGTTGTTGTAGTTTCCTGATGATGGTGATGCGCTGCTCTGTCGGGATGCTTGATGTATAAATTTCTTCGTTACCAATATTCACGTAGGTTTTGGCTTGATCATTCGGAGTTATTGCAATGACGGCTTTTTGTGGGTCCGATCCCCACTCATCAACAAACACAATGTTCTTTTTCTCCTCTTGCAGCAGGCGCGACAAGTCATCCTGGGTTGCCTTTTTACCAGTAGTTGCCTCATGGATTTTTATCTTGTCCTGCATGCGTTGGGCAAATTCCAGATACTGACTATCTTGTGCCTTGGTTGTTTTAGTCCCGCTCTGTGGCAAGATGCCAAGTTCACGAGCTGTGCGGTTCATTAGGTCTTGTGTGGTATAGACTTGCAGACCTGTGACATCCTTTGACTTGATGCCTCGTATCATCTCGTCTGCCTGACGGATGTCTGAGTCCGAGAAGTATTGACGGTAATCACGCAGCAATGTCACTGGGTCCATCGCTTCCATTTCTGCAGGTGTCTTGTTCACGAATTCAAGCCACTTGGATACATCAGTGCGTTGTGGGGAGCCATTTGCGATATGTTGTCGGATGGTTGCTACATCTCGGCCATCCATTGAGGCGTAAAGAGAAGGGGGGATGCGCCGACCTGCCGCGAGCAATTGCCAGGCTTGGTCTGCCGCATCCTTCTGTGCACGCTCGCGCAGAGTCACACGCTCAGCGTCAATATTTTTGATTCGCGAAACAACATCATCCTCATCTTTCCCGGATAGTTTTTCGCGTGCCAACGCCAAGGCCTTTGATACATCGCCACCGGCTTCAGACAGGAATTGCTCTGTATACGCTTGCCCCCTGGCTTCCCGTTGTCCTTCCTCCAACACCTTCATTGCATTTGATCTGGCTTGCAATGACATAGTGGCGCTGTTCTTGTCGTAGTATTCCTTGGCCAGGTCTACGCGGCCGCTATCAGCCAGGCCGTTAATGACACCGGCATGCAGAGGGGTCAGGGCCTCCATCATTCTGGCTTCCCGGATGTCCTTGTCACCAGCCAGGCCTTGCATATTTAACAATTCATCTACGGATGCGGAGATTGCATTCTGAGATTGAGCGACAGCCTCGGCATCGCCATACAAGAGGGATGCGCGATTCTGTGCGGTTTCGATGCGGGACTGTATCCCTTCAACCTGATAAACCTTTTGTTGCTGCACCATGTGCTTGGACAGCTTTCCGTACAGTTGCTGGCTTACCTGATTGGCTTCCATACGAAAACGTTTTTTCTGGTTGTCCGTTTTCATGTTGGATTCAATTTCGGTAGCACGGTTATTGAGCTGTTCCACAAACTCATCCGGCAAACTCTTTCCATCCGGGCGGTCAAGCGCGTTCTTTCCCTGCAGTTGCAGTGCTGATAACTCAAGATCAGTAGAGGATTTCATGAGGTCATTCATGCCCTCTGTGTTGATCGAGTCATCAACCTCACGCTGCATATCCAAAGCAACCTTGGATAACTCGCCACCGGACTGCATCATCCCGCGAGCCATCTGTTGTGTTTGCTGACCGGCAATGTCCGGCAACTCCGGTGTGGAAATTCTTACTTGCGGCAATATATCTGGCGTTGCCTGGAAACTATCGTAGGTAGGCACTCTTGGCATAAACGATCCCCTTATCCCAACCAGGTGCCGTCAAGGGCGCCTGACTTTTTCATCTGGTACCAGGAGCTGGCCACTGTTCCGGCGCTACCAAGTAATGATGATGCGCCAGCTCCCCAAGGGCTTATCGCATCGGCGCTGGACCGCAATGTATTGGCCTGCAGTTCATAGTTGATAGCTTGGCTGCGGTATCCCCAGGCGCTTTGTATCGCGTTGGTCTCGATAGTGTTCTTGTCGATGTCCTTCATGATGTCGGTTGAGGCCTGAAGCTCGGCGGCACTTCCAACACCAAGATCAACACCATTGGCGGCAATCCTGGCTCGCTGAGCGCCTTTGAGCTGTCCAGCCTTGAGCGTCAATGCGCCAACTTGTTTCTGTCCTTGATTGATAGCAGATTGCGCAGTGCGCTCTGCAAGTCTGGCATTGGTTTCCGCAAGGATGGCCTGCGTGTCGAGATTGGATTGCTGTGTTTTTGCGCTGAAAAAACTACCGATGCCAGATGCTGCTGCACCTCCGGCTTGCAGTCCCAAAGAGGACATTGCTAATTGAGCTGTGGAAAATCCCATGGGATATCGTCCAATCTGTGGTTGATGATTGAACGATACCCACTGGTTACAGAGATACGCGCACTATCCCATTGTCACTTCTGCAGTCAGGGAGACAACGGTCAATGGCAATGGGTCGCTTTGTCGAATCATGATTTGTCCACCTTCATTCCAAGACGGCGATAATGTAATGGAAACCTCGGCGCTTTTCAGGGCAGGTGGACTGCCCCATGGCTCATTTGTACGCTGCTTGTATTCTGTCAATGAATTTTCGTCAGGGCCTGCAAATACGCCCGAAGAATTAATCACCCGCAGCCAGACCTTGTTGATGTTCTTGATGTGCCCTTGCCCGAAGCTGCCATCCTGCAGCTGGACAGTCAAAGGTAGTGTCTTGAAGTCACTCTCAATGGGCAATCCGATATGCACAATACTGGCTTCGACATCCAAAGTAATACTGCCGCCAGTGACTACGCGCTGAGGATGTACCGCGCCATCCGCGAGGATATTGACTGTCTTGCCTTCTATGTAATCAAGGCCTGAGATGACATCAGAAGGGGGGCCGGAATAAGTCGAGCCGCAGTCAACGAAGAAAGCGTCTTGCTTATCGGTAAACAGACGCGAATGCAGCCGCTCAATATACCGCACAGACTGACCATTGATTTCACGCCGAATGACACAATACAAGACATCCTCACCGCCTTCCGCTACCGCTGCGCAAGACTCGAATATGCCGTCCGTATCATGCTGATGCCAGGCGCCAACTTGCTGCTCTGGAACATATGTGAGGCCAAGCAATTTTCCAGAGGATGACACAAACCACATGATCGGTTGCGGGGCCTTGGCGTAGGCCATATCAAGTATTTCATAATTGTCGAACAGGTGAGATGACCGCAATGAGAGATCGCCAGTGACAAAGCCGTTTGCCTGCCAGTTATAAGCCAGCTCTCGCACATGACCACCACGTGCGGCGCCGTATATCAACGTATTGTTGATGATAGATGGCTGGACATTGGATGCCCCAACGTAGGACTGTGGGCTGACGCTGATTGTGCTGGGTGTAATGGCATCGGAGTTAACTGATCCTACTCGCCATTCTGCAGATGAAGTCAGCAGAAGAAGCTGAGTCATTGGGACAATATGCCGGATGGTATTTGCTTCCCTTGCCGCTACGCGAAAGGAGATTCGATCATCATCGCGCACCGGCAGGGAGTAAGACATGTTCGCCTCAGTTCCGGATTTCGTCATCCATATGTTCTGGGGCTTATTCGCAGATCCAGCGAAGCATCTGCGCTGTTCAAAATATGAGACTGCGCCTGGATAGTCATCACCACCCAGCACAGCATCACCGAATACAGCGCCGGAACCACCTGCTGCATTTGACCAGGTGATCACTGGCGATGAGTAGTCTTGTCCAGGATTGACAACATTTACACCCACAACTTCATTGCTGCTGTTAATGATGGGAACAAGTAATGCACCACTGCCTGTCGTATCGGTGACCTCAAGGGCAGGGGTATTCGTGGGTATATCCTCTATATAAGCGATGCATGATGCGCCGGAGCCAGAACCTACGGCATCTGAGAAAGTGAATGTTGGGTTGGTGTACCCGGAACCAGGCGTAAGGACTTTTACGCTAAAAATCGGAGAGCCAAACCCTGATGAGGTAGCTTGGAATGTAGCGCCAGTGCCAGTGGGATCGGAAACGGTAAGCACCGGCGACCGGTAATTGTTACCTTTGTTTGTCATGGTGATTTTGGTTATGCCGCCACCTTTTATCTCCGTGCCGTAACCGCTACCGCCGTCCAATACAGGTACCGACTCAATCCCACCCGCAGCAAATGTGGGGTCATAAATTGGTGGCGTTTTACTCATGTCTGGAGCGATATTGTCATCGACGATGCTGTTACCATTGGTCTGACCTATATATCCGTAGATGCCACCTTGCAGCTTGTACACATTGTATGATGTCGCACCAGATACAGCATCCCACGAGACCGTCACGGTCGCTCCAGTCTCGAATAAATTACCCTCGACGCTAGCTTCTACAGACTGTTTCGACTCTCCTGTACCGTAAGTATCCAGAGCAGTGACAACGTAGTAATACGTATATTTGTCCTCGGTACTTCCGGTTTCCACTGCAAGGACATTCTGTGGTGGCTGAATGGACGGGTTAAAGTTGATTTCTTTCAGCTCCCATTGAGTAGCACCAAGGCGGCGCAATTCGCTGGGCGCGTACTCCTGGTGTGCAAGGGTTAATACATCAGCAGACTGAACATAGTGAATGTCAAACAGGTCTTTCTCTGCGTAAGGGCTGGCCAGCTCCAAGGGAGTGATGCCATCATCATCCATGATGGTTGCGCCATTGGTATGGAAACGGAAGTAACCTTCGCCCATTTCTATCACCATGGTCTGTGTGGAGGAGAAAGTAAACGGGATCAAGCGTACAGCCTTCGAGGAGTCCTTCACCTCACACACATAAGCAAAGCCTGGGCGATTCTCGGCGGGCCCTTGTGGCTTTATCACGAAGTTTCGGCACTTGGCTAATCCTGCTCTGTAACGTGCATCATCAATGCGACCGTACATCTCTGGACTGACTTCACCGCCACCGAATGAAATTTGCGGGATTTTATATGCCATTTAACGCCTCCCCAAGAAGTCACCACATTCAACCATTCCGCGAGCGGCCATCCAATCAGGGATATGCCGAATGTCCTTTTGCACTTGGTTGGCTTCGGATGTTCTTGCTTGCCCCAGAATCAGCATGAAAGACTGGTAGCATTTCTGCGCCATGGATGCACCTTCGGCGCCTTTGATAATTGGGCCGGCAAGATAAGATGCCAGGAGCCAGGCAAGGGCATCGGTGAACAGGGGAGGGAACTTTGTGGTATCAATTACGCGCTCTGTATAGCGTAGCGTTGCATCTTCCAGATCGGTGAGAATAATAGATGCCCCGCTGGCGCTACCTTCGGATTCAAAAGGAACACTGTCTTGATCGCTGGGGGCATGTTGAGGCAGGACAGCGAGCAGCCTGATCACGTTTGCAGGCTCTGCATAGGCGAATCTCCAGTTCCAGCTATTCACAGTCAATCGAGATAACAGCGTTCTGCGTTTCGAAAAATTCCAATCATGCACTTCCAGCATGGAGTCACGTGCGATTGGATAGAAGCGTTGGCAATGTTCAGCCTGCATTGATCCTTCTGGCGGATCGATACTGGCAATCGTGGCATCATCTCCAAGCCTGGCTAGTGCCAAATTGCAAATCTCTACTTCTGAGGCCATGGTGTACCCTCCTACAAAAACAGGGGCATGAGAGCCCCTGTGTTGAATTGCTGACTACTGGTTAAGCGCCAGTGTCTTTTTTGGTCTTGTCTGACTGGGCAGTGGATTGTTTTGGCTCATCAACTGGTGCAAACCATGACGCCTTCACTCCATCTTCAACTTCAAACGTTTCACCAGTACGGATGTACTGAGCTGGACTGCCGGGAGACTTGGGGTGGTACCCATTACTTAAAGCGATAACTTTCATGGCGCCTCCTTACGCTACAGTAAAGCCAGATGGACGAGCGATGTTGCGCTGCACATCCAAGCTGAGGTAAGCATCGAAGGTGCCACCAGTCAGCGCTGCAGTTGCCACACGGAAGGCCACACGAGTGTAACGCTTCAGGCCGACAGGCAAGGGCGCCTGCCACAAGGTGGCGCCAGCAGTTAAGCCTGCCAGGGCTACAGTTGGCCCAACCTGTGCATCACTGAATGTTGAGTTGTCATCCGAGTGCTGCAGCACCGGGGTGAGTGTTGCAGCACCACCAGAAGTAGCGGCATCACGGACACTGACGTTCAACCACAGTTCGCGCGCCAGGCCAATATCAGATGATGCTGCATTGCCTGCGTCATAAACATTGGAACTAGCAGTATCACCAGTGGCTGTAACAGCCTGTGCCGTTGCGAATTTGGCTTCTTTATCTAACATACCCATTTGCATTTCTCCTTTATACAACGCGTGCTTCGGTGGACAGGATCTGATCAACCGTCAGCACTGGAACACCTTGGAATAACAACTGACCACCGCTGATGCCTTGGCCTTGACCTGCTACGGAGCCGGGGGCTACGTGTCCGTATTGATCGAGGGCGGCGGCGAAGGAAAGAGCATTCTGCGATTTGTCCAACGCGCCAACAGACAACATTTCCTTGACTGTTCTGCTGGCCAAGAAAACAGGCCGACCCATACCCATACTTGGAATTCGCGCCATAGCCTTGATCATCAGTTTGTTGATCCAGGTGGCTGCAGTGATGGCTTGAGTGCCAGACTGTGCGATCAGATCGGAAACATCCACGTTGGCAATACGCACTGCATAACGCCAGTCTTTGACGTGCAGTCCGAATTTCCATTTCCAGAGCTCTGCCAGTGCACGGTACTTGTCACCGTTTTCATCCTCAGCATCAATTTCGCCCAAGTCTTTATGCTGCAAGCCAGCTTGAGAGCCTTTAGGATAGATGCCATGGATAGTTTCATCGCCCAGAACGAGCAACCAGATTGATGTGTTATCGGAGCCAGTACCGCCGGCGTCGATAATATTTGCACCAGCCTGAGCTGACTTGGAGTTATAACGAGGAGTTAGACCCATGATGCCTTCTGGCTCAATGGACGAATCGCCATAGATGAGTTGTTGCGCCCAAGTCTGATTGATGGATTCGACAAAAGCCACAGCTTCTGAGGCGCGATATTCATTGGCGTTACCGTTCAGTGCTGCAAGATCAACGTCAATCTCGCTGCGACCTTCTGCCATAGCGCAGACATCCTCAATGGTGGCGCGTCCAGACTTGCTGACTTTCACGCCCTTGTAGAAGCTGCGCAGGTAGACGGTTGGCAGGCCAGTACGTACTACGCCTTTGTGCCCGGTTGGCAAGTTGCCTTCCCGGTATGGAAGAAATGATAGAACTTCGTTGCTTTGTGCCAGAAGCTCCGCGACTTTTGCAACTTTGCCATCAGGGCCAAAAGATTTGGCCACATCGACAATGGTACTGTGGTTTTTTAAGGGTAGAGTTGCCATGTTTAATTTCCTTGTGGGTTATCGTAAAGGATTTCTGCAGTGGATTTCTGGGAGTGCGCAGCAGGTTTGCCAGCAACAAATCCATCCTCGCTGAACAACTTGCCGATGCGGACGAAAGTGCGGATGACCTCGGGATGATCACCAAGGCCGGACTCGTTCAACAGAGTGGTCAGTTCTGGCGATCCAACGTGCTTGATGCCACGTTGAGCAATGGCAAGGTTTTCGTTCAGCTTGTCGCCGCCGATTTCCTTGTCTGCCTTTACTGTCTCTACCCATGCAGCGCGAGCCTGTGAGAGTTGCTGCACTTGCTGTTGCTGGATGACAGGAGCCATCTTGTCGAGTACCTTCTGCGCATTGTCCTGGCTGAGGTTCAATTCTTTCGCTACCTCCGAAAATGCAGAGATAACGCCCTCATCGAATGCCTGGCCTTCCGGAGCCTTGAAGTCATATGACTCTGGTGCACCTTCTGGCTTGCCTTCCTCAGCTCCGGCAGCGGCTGCAGAATCTGCACCAGTGTCAGCTGGTTGCTGATCAGCAGCTTGCTGTTGGCCTTCTTGGTTCTGGGTTTGTTCAGTCCCTTGATCGGCCTGTGTTGATGCGTCCCCAGCCTGCGTGGAATTGTTGGCAGTGTCAGTCATCAGTGTTTCTGTCGTCATTTGTGTTTTCCTTGACCATGACGGAATAAGATTCCGGGCACAGCGCATGGATTTTTGCGATGAGAGACAATCCGAGATTGCGGTTTCCCTCGTTAAAGGCCATCGTCATTGAGTTGGCGTTAAAGCTGAGTCGAAAAACACCACACCTCTCAAGCCATCCCCACACGATCCTGCGGCCTCGCTTACTTTCCATGAGCCACTTAAAATCAGCGACCTCCTGATCAACAGCCACCTTGCGTTTACGCTCGGCGGTTTCCTCTATCTTCTGCTGTCCGTTGATGTCATTAGGGTCGTAATCATTCATAGGGGCTACTCTAAAACCGAGGCGAATAGATACGCGCACCCCCTGTTAGGTGTAGCCGGAGAGTGCTCGTGTAATGTCAGTCAATGCGTTGTCGTCGTCTGTGCCTGCACTAGCCAACTTCTGTGCTGTATCAGCGCCTTGGTTCAGCATTGCCGCCTGTTGCATTTGCTGCTGTTGCTGTGCGCGTTGTTCACGTATCAATGCGACTTGTTCACCTGGTACAATCAGCTCGGGGTCTACGCCCAGCATGTCCGCATAAGCATCTGCCCATTTGTCGGCATCAAACTTGTCGAGCACCTCGGGCTTCATGCCTGCCACCACGCCGATGCTGCTGACATAACGATCTACGGCATTTGTTGCAATCGCACGCTGAGCCTGGGCAAGCATGCCGATATACTCGACATTCAACTCGCGTCCTTGCAGTTCTTCCGGAGGCGGAGGAATCAGGTTGTTTTCCACCAGGTTTGAAAATGTGACATCAATCAGAGGGTCGAGAATTTCATTGCCGATGCGCTCAGTGACTGGGCCTAGCATCAGCATCTTTTCTTCGTGACGCTCCGCAACCTCGGTGGCTGTCATTTGTGGGTTTTGACTGCTGGCCAGCATCAGAAACAAGTCAACATAAAAGCAGCTGTTAATGCGTTGCCGAACGTCCTGGATATCAGCAAGCAAGTGAGAAAGATCGAGATTAACTTCGAAGGCGGAGCGGATACCGCCATTAGGATTTGCTGGGTCAACGTAGCTGACACCACCAGGCAAGGTGTTGATTGTCTGGTTGACCATGGAAGTGGGGACTTGCAATGGAGGCTTGGTCTTGTAATCGATGCCCTGAGCCTTGCGGAGCTGCTCGTGATACAGCTGTTTGATATCGCCAAGAGCTTCCATGCCTGGGCTATTGCCGTAGATGTCTCCACCCGTGGCCAGCCAGCGAGGGGAAAGGGCAGGAAGGTTGCGGAATCCACTCTCACTTAGCACTTTGCTGCTATCTCCACCAAGTTCGAAATAGACAGACTGCCAAGGCATGTTCTTGGCATCACGTCTGCCATGTTCGCGATCCATGCGTGGTTCGATGGCATGGATTACAGGTACCCATGCATCATAGTTGTGAGTGTCGTAAAGTCTTTGCACGGCGGTGCTGCAGTTATCTTTGCCGAACTGACGCACCATCTGAATTGCTGTCATCTGGAATTCACGGTACAGAGTATCTACGTCACCGCGATAATCCGTTGCGATTGCAAATTCGCCGATGGTCAGAGGGTAGTGATGGATGATCGAGTCATAGTCCGATAGCACGATGTTTGAACTTGTGCCGAATGCTCCCAGCTCCTCATACATCGAGTGCAGCGCACGATAGGTATTGGACTTGGCAAACACCATCTGCATCATGCGCGTGACTTCTGCCAGCCATATCTTGACGTTGTTCGACTCGTCCAACTGAGGGTCGAGTGTAGTTAACCGGAACCATGGACGGGCAGGGCTGGTAAGGCCGGCCATCATGCCTGCGCCCAACACGCGCAACGCCCTGGTAGTCGTGCTGTCCAGGATCTGATTGTGTTTCTTTTCGCCTCGGTTTTTGTCGGTTACAAAAAATCGACCGTTGCGTGGCAGCAGGTTGTCACTGATCTCCTGCCAATGATACATCCAGCTTGAGCGCTCGTTTTTAAGCGCTCCCCATCTGGATATCATTTGCTGACGTTGTGTAAGTTCAGCCATGTGTTAACCACCAAGCAGCGTGTTCTTGCCCAAACTCAGCGCCGAATTATCGACGCCTTGAGATCCGGTCAACATCGTGCCAGAGACACCACCACGAGCGGCTTGCTGTGCGGCGCTCAGTGAAGCCAGTGGATTAGCACTTTTCTGGTTTGCACGATTAGTTGCTTCGTCGGCTGCTTTTTCTTGACGAGCCGCTGCAGCAGCTGCCTCACGGCGTGACGCTCTGGCTTCCGATGCTTGGGAACTACCGTTGACAAGAGAAAGGGCAGAAGCGATAGATGTGATTGCGGATATTGCGTCAGACATGACTGTCTCCTGAGTTTGAAAATGACTTGAAGAAAACCCGGTTTGTCAGATTGAATCCCTTACGCTCAATCAGTCTGTCCAAAACACCATTCAGCGGAGCGCTGACGTAAAAGCCTATGGCGCCAAGTTCCCTGGCTTTTTGTTCAGCAATTGCCATGAGTTTCAGCCCCGCACCTGTATGACGATGAGATTTAGAAACGAAGTAGGATTCAGTGGAGGCTAGAAGCTTGCCAAAATGCGGGTAGATGCTGGCAATCATCACAAGGAAGCCGATCAGATGGTCGCCGTCGAAGGCTGCGAATATGTGCAGCAGTCCAGCGCTTTCCATTGTTCTGTAACTGTCATAGTGGACTATGGGGGCGCCAAGGTCCGGAATAGCAGCCTCTGATGCGTACTCGGAGAATAGCTCCCCAAGATTCGGAGTCGCGAGCATTTCCGCTACAGTGCATTGCCTGATTGTGATTTTGTCCATGCCAGCAAGATAAATCCATGCCTGGCAGATACGCGCACCGTTACGCGTAAGGGTCGTAGTCGCGAGGCTGTTGGTTGTCTATCCCGAGTTCGCGAGCCAGCCTTTCCTGACGCGTCAGTTGCTGAACCGGATAAGCAAACGATAGCGCCAGGGCATCTGCGCGGTTCGGTGAAGGGATGCCGCGCGCTTTCATTTCCTTCTTGGATTCAATCTGCAGCTTTCCATCGAGGCGCGGCACAATCTCTGGTGCCTGCAACTCATCACGCAACACCGGATCATCCGGGATGGCACCGCCTTCTTTCAGCCAATCCCGAATGGCTTTCCACATCTCAGCGCGTTTGTTGATGCAGCCGATATCCCCTGACTGACCAGCAAACCATACCATCACCCAATTGCGCCGCATTCCACGCCCAGCTGAGACAATGCCAGTACCGAATCCGCCATCGATAAACACCGCATCAGCCTTGTGTTCATCCTCGTACCGCGCCACGATCTGTGCGACTACCAGGTCGTTATCGTTCTTCGCCATCTTGTGCAGTATCTGAAACATCAGCCCCTGGCGCATACCAATCACCAGCTCATCATCACCTTCCCATGCCGGATCAACCGTGATGATAACGGGTGCAAAGCGGTACTGGCTTGCCTGCAGCTGTTTGCCATACGCCTCTGTTACATCGTTCTCGCTGATGAACTGACGTGAGGACATGCTCGGAAACATGCCGCGAACACGCACCTTCACGAAGTCACTGTCAAGGCCGTAATCCTCAACCCACTTTGCAATCTGCTCCTTGTTCGTACCTTCCACGTCACGACTGTCGATCTGTTTTGCCAGCCATCGATGACGGTAGCGGCGGAAGCATTCGCGGAAGCGTCCCACGTTTCGAGTGGGATTCCCAAACGCAATCCAGATGATCTCTGTGCCTTCATCTGTCAGCGCGCCCTCGGCGACCTCCCAGACTTTGTCCGAGATTGCGGATGCCTCATCGAATACCAGCACGATGCGCTTGCCCTTGTTGTGCAGGCCGGCGAAAGCCTCGGTATTGTGTTCGCTCCATGGCACGAAGTCTGCGCGCCAGTTCTTAGTGTGTTTGGTGTCGCGTGATGCAACGCTGGTTGCATTGACATCGAACCAGTTTGACGTGATTGAGAGACGTTGCCACTTGCCAACCTCTGGTGATGTCTTGGTGCGCAGCTGAGTGTCAGTATTGGCTGTGATCACCACCTTGCAATCCTCACAGGTGCTTAAAGCCCAGTTCACTACCATGCCGATGAAAGCTGATTTCCCGATACCGTGGCCTGATGCCCGAGCAATCATGATCGGGTTGAATCTCGTAGCAGGATTGCGCAATGCCTGGCCTACCTCGTCCAGCGCCTCGCGTTGCCATGAGCGCGGGCCGGAATAGTCTGCCAGCTCACCGTGACCCCAGTCGTAAGCCATCATTGCCCAGCGCAGCGGATCCTTATCGCAGGATGCAGCGAGGTCGATAATCTCGGCATCAAGATCACTCATCGACATTGCTGCGGTCCCGTGCGCGCGCCAGTCGGTCTGCTAGATTGGCGGTGAAATTCAGGTCTAGTCGATCTTTGAAAATCCCAAAGTGACGCCCAAGCAATTCCAGGTTCTTCACCTTGTCCGGCCATTTGATTTTCTTCAACACACCAATGACAACACGATCTTTCCCGGCACCTTCGACCATCTCGGCCAGATCAAATCCACTGAGATACTGACGCCATACTTTAGGCCAATCGTGGATTGGTTTGAGTTGCATATCAGGCGTCATGATGTCCAGAGCATCCATGTTGTCGATCTCAATCAAGCGATTGACCACGTAGTCGGCATCAACCTCAACACGCTCGACGCGCTCTGTCTTCAACTTCTCAATCTCGGCTTGAATGTCAAGTTTGGTCAACAGCTGAGAAGCAATCTGTTTTGCTGTTCTATCGCTATACCCGGCATCAATCGCGGCGCGGGTTGCGTTGAAATCCTTGATGTATTCTTTGCAAAACATTTTCTGCTTGATGTTTAACATCTCACACCTCAACCTTCTTGTGCTTCGCTGCAAACTGGCAGCGCTTATGTCCCTTGATAAAATCCCTGATAGTGCTTTTTGGAATTTCCATTTTTCGTGCAATCTCCAAGTAACTCATTCCCGAATCTCGTAACTGGAAAACCATGCCAACTTCCGTGTTTGAGTATTTTGCGTTGTGATGATCTTCTCCGATTCGGTACCCATGTTCATTCACCGCTATCAGCCTGGTCATGATTCACCTCCACCTGAAAATACTTTGGCCACTCTCGCTTGACTCGCTCAATGGCTTTATCAACCGCAATGCGCCTACTCAGCCCCCCCGGGGTGCTTGTTCTTGCAGCTTCTTTCAGAATTTCCTGAGCCGCATGAGGTAAAGCCGGCTTGTGGTTCATAGCAACACCTCCTGCACTCTGGCCGGCGCCATCTCCCGAATCACGATTTCCACTCGGGCATCACCATCGGGTTCCATACGCTCAAGCACAATTCGCCGGTGCTTCTTGTCGTCAACCCAGGCGATGCCGTTAAGCGCATCCGATAGCACCTTCTCGCAATTCCCGAGATCGATGCACTGCACCGTATCGTCCCAGGTTTCCGGATCCAGTCGCATGCGCTTTGCAGCATCGAGGGGGCGCTTCGGATAGAGCTTGATCGTTAGCTCAATACGCCCCGTGAAAGGCTTGCGAATACCCGCCTCTTTGCACATCCATGCCACAGTCCGCTTGTAATCCTTGGCTTCCTGGCTGAGGGTTGTGACCGGGGCCTTGAAGCCCTTGGGCATGAAAGTTCTCCAGTAGCGATTGCTGGAAACAGGGTAGGGCAGAGTCAAGCTGATCATTGCGCCCCCCATCCCAGTTGCTCCCGCAGTTTCGCGTAATTGGCGTGATGCTCCGCCTTGCGCTCCGGTGTCGCTTTCGGCTTCGGCAGAAGCAACTGAGCCTGTCCGAAAACCACAGGCTTGCGGTACTCCCTGCAGCGTAGCCTGAACTCGTCGCAGCTTGGCGGAAAGTCGTAATCGAACCCCAAGCCATAGGCGATCTGGTCTGGAGTCATCCCTCCCAGCTGCTTGGCCCATGTCCGCATCGCAGTCTCAACGCCCATGTCCCTGGGGTGGTCCTGACCTTGAACCGTGATCAGCTTTCCAGTCGCGAATTTGTTCAAAAACGCATTGCCAAATCTCCCGTGTAGCACCGTGAAAACCTTGCGTACCACGTTCATCGGCATGTCATGTGAGTTGTGCATATTCGCCTCCTGATTGCTCGTCCTGGATTGGGTCGTGAAGTGAATTGGCGGCTATCTCCGCTCGGGTTCTTCGGTCTGGCGGTGAACGTCCAGATTGCCGCTCCTGCGTGGATTTCAGCGATTTCACGAAAGCGTGATCCCACTCGTTCTGCGATCGCTGGATGTTCTGCCGGGTGTACCAGTACGTCCTGAATTCCTTCAGGCTGCTGTTCGAGGTGTTGGGCGTAATGCTGACCCCGGACATCTTGCACAGCGTTTCAAGCTGATTGCTCGGTACCCAGTCGGGATGCATGGAAAATTTTTCGTAGTCAACAGGGGGAGGGGGCGGATTTGAAGTTTCCCTGGTGATAGTCTCACTAACCTCTCCTACTTCCTCTCCACTCCCTTCCTCTCCATTCCTATTCCCCTCCTCTCCATTCCTATTCCCCTCCTCTCCATTCCTCTCCGGGGGTAATCGTTCGTCGAACGTTCGACGAGTGGCAATTGATTTCTCGTCAAAAGGAGGGTGTTTTACGGTAGGACGATCTATCTTCTGATGTTTTTTCCAGCCTGTAACGTGGTAGAAATCCTTATTTTCTGCGGTGTACAGGACTATCAATTCATTCGCTACCAATTCGTCGAGCAATAGCTGAACGTTCGTCGAGGTAATATCGTCCGAAGGGAAGATTTCAGCCTTGAGAGTTTTTGCACTAGCGGTGTGATTTCCTGCGTCATCACAAAAGTTCCACATCCCGATGAATAACAATCGAGCCATCGGCGAGCATTCGATGATCTGTTCTGATGTCCAAAACTCTGGTTTTATTGAGCGGATTCTTGCCATGTTATTTCCCCTCCAGGACGGAGTAATATCGGTGTTTCATAATGTCCCCATAGTTGAACCGGACACATACGTGCGAGGGGAGGGCGTTAATGCGCGTCTCTCCATAGCGGGTGGTCGGTGATCAATCAAAAAAACTCTTGCGGCTCCATGTAGCGCACCGTAGGTGGTGACGCCGGGAGGTATCCCTTGCTTCATACTGGCGCCGTTGCGGATAGCTTCTGCGCCCAGCCTTGAGCTCTGCAAGCGCACCTGCCTGGAGTAACTGGGGTCGCGCTTCAACCCCATGCGATACGCTTTGCTTTGGATCGAGCCTGGGCTGTGCCTTGTAATGTGCCTGGCTATCTCATGCAGGGGAGTGTTGGGCCATGCCTGGATCAGGTAGCTGAGTTCTTCATCAGTCCAGGGGATGCGGTTGCCTGAATGTGTGTGGAAGTCGGGATTACTCATCACCACTCTGTCCTTGCTGGCTCTTCAATCGTTTTGCTTCCGCAATGACCGCATTCATGGCATCGGCTCCCTGAGCATCCCGGAGTTTCCGTAGCCACGCCTTGGCATCTGCTTTTGAGATCATGTTGATGTGCTTCGCCTGGCACTGGGTGCACGACATGTTGAATGTGTGTGGTTTTGTGCATTGCGGGCATGTCACGCGACCCTCCTGATCAGCAGGTCATCATGCTTGTGACACGCCCGGAACAACGCCGCTGCGACCAATGGCGATACTGAATTACCGCACATCTTTACTTGAGCGCTCTTGCTGAACTTTCTGCCGTCATGACCGTGGGTGATGATGTAGCTTTTCGGAAAACCCTGGGCCGAATAAAGCTCATGCGGCTCCAACATGCGCAGGGTGATGTCAACAATCACATATGGTTCGCCCTGGTAATACACAGTGACCAGCGCCAGGCGGTCTTTCGTTGTGATTGTCGGCGCCGGTTCGTCCAGGCTGCTTATGTTGTCTGTGCCGTAGTAGCTCATCAGGAAAGCCGAAACACGCAATGCGCGGGCTTCGTCCTCTTTTGAGAGGTGGCATTCCACTAAACCATGGTGGCCACCACCGCAGGTCATGGTTTTAACGGGCTTATTGATATCGGCTCCGTCCATGTTGTTACGCATGGTTACCATGCTGGCGGCCACCAAACCAAGAGAATGTGCAGCACCAGCTGGTCTTTTTGAATTTCCACCGGCTGTAATTGTTGGCAATGGATCAGCGAGATCAGCTCCCACATTGTCGAACTTCATTCGAGCCAGATATGCCGCTGCCAGTGCCTGACCGTTGCTGGTAGTGATTGCGCCAATCGGTTCTTCAGCTGATTTCGTGCCACTTCCCCAGCGTTGCCCCTTACCTGGTTGCCCTTCGCCATGTCCTGCTTGCACCATCACCGGAGATACAACCGTAAATTCCCCACCTTTGGCGGTTGTGATAGTGGGCAACGGGTCCTCCATCGATCGCACGCCGCCGCCATTGCTTTGCGTGATCTGCACCATGATAGGATTGGCTACACCGAATTCCCGGCGTGTAGTCATGGTTCGCAGGGGTTCGTTGATATCAAAAATGCAGGAGCCGTTCGCCTTCGTGTTGCTGGTCTGGATGATGAAAGGCTCAGGGTTGTCCAGCACAAACCGCTTGATGCCCTTGGCAATACGGCGCATGGTCGCTTCCGCCAGAGGCTTTTTCCGGTCGAAGATCGTTTTGCCGGGAATGCTCCAGTCGATATGCTCATGAGCTGCGCTCCACTTCTTCTGTCCCTTTGCAGGCTTTTTGAAATGCGTTGCTTCCGGGAATTCCACTGGCAGGCCATCGCATCGGGCGATCATGTATAACCGCTCTCGTGTCGTTCCAGCGCCATAGACGCAAGCCTTGCTTGCCTCGATCTTGACTTCGTACCCCATGCCTTCCAGCACGGAGACAAAGCGCCGCCAGGTCTTGCCTTTTTGTTTCGGGTCTGGCACCAGGTACTGAAACTCACGCGGAACACGCTCACCTGGCTCAGCAACACTTCCGTCCAGTTTCACAACGCGCCTTGTCATCTTGCAGCGCTTAGCTACCAGCGGTCCCCATTGGAGCATCTGCACCACGTTTTCCAGAGAGATGACATCCGGCTTAACTTGGCCTGCCCAGCGGTTGACCACCCAGGCCAAAGCCCGGCGCTTTTCGTTGCGCGGCTGTCCACCTGCCGCCTGGCTGTGGTGTGTGCAATCTGGCGATGCGTGCAGATGCCCCACCGCTCGCCCCTGCGTCACTGTGCGAGGGTCAACCTCAAACACGTCCGCGATGAAATGGCGCGTATCAGGGTGATTAACCCTGTGCATGCTCAGTGCGTCATCGTTGTGGTTGATGGCAATATCCGGGTTGCGACCAGAAGCCAGCCGAACACCCTCCGAGAACCCACCGCCCCCGGCAAAAAGATCAATGATCAGCTTTTGATGGATATCGAGGTTTTGCTGTAAATGATGAGTTCGCATCACTTATCACTCCCCGGTAAATCCGAAATAAACGCTATGAACATGACGACAACAATCAGCATCAGTAGGCCGATGGCTAGTTGGATGGGGGTCATTTGATCTCTCGCTCTCTGCGTATGGGGTAGACTTTCGCACGGCCTTTCCCAGTGTTTTTCCGTACGCGCTTAGCAATTGCTTCACTCAATAATTTGCTGGCGGCTTCGTCCACGGTGAACCCATTCATATCTGCATACGCCTGCACAATTGCCAGCTCTTTTTCCGACAAAGGCAAAGACAGGCCCTTTTCAGTCACTTTTGAGGTCCCTCTCAGGCCACGGATAGGGACTTTTCGTGGACTTCATTACCACCACGACCTTGCATAGAATTCATTCCACCAAAGAGAACATGCCGCGCTTGTTCCAATAGCATCTCTCGACACATGGGCGCGGCTTCTTCTCCGGTGTAGTTCACCAACGCTTCAATCAATTGAGCTTCAGAGGCGTTCAGGCGAATCTTCACCACCTTGTCTCTAATTTTTGAAGGGTCTGAATACATGGCTTTACTTTCTAATCAATGTTTGAAAAAGGTGGCAGCTTGCCTTGGTGATACGATTGAGTTTCCACACACAACCAAACACCAAGGAAGCCACCATGACAATGTGTCCACACTGCTCATCACTTATTTCTCACGTGGTAATCGAGGGAATCGACGGAAAAGTGCTCGGAGGAAAAACTTTCCGATGCATTTCCTACTCATGCCCGATTTGCAAAAAAGCGATAAACGTGGAGATGGATCCAATTGCTCTACGGGCCAAGGATCCGTTGCGGAAGTAATTTCGTGACACCCGCATACATCCGGAGGAGTAGAGGGATCCATCCCACACACCGGATGGTGTGCGCTATATATGCGATCAATTCTTGGCGATAGCTTGTGAGGTCTCATGAGATAGCCTTTGCTAAGCAGCAGAAATGGCTAATTTCTTAGCTCGCTCATACTCAAGAAAATCAATTGCAGTAACTTTGCTGCTAACTGCAGACTCAATGGCGTCCCAGTACTTGGATGGCACGCTATCTCTGCTTTTCCACATGGATACCGTGGTTTGATTTTCCCCAATAGCTGCAGCCAGGCTGGAAACACCACTACAGATATCTATGGCGCGAAGTAATGGATTTTGAATATTTGACATTGCATTCCCTATAACCACGTTATGTGATTAATTAAATCACGAAACGTGGATGTGTGGCAACACATTAAGTGATAAAAATCAAACTATGGAAATTAAAGAAAAAATTAAGTACTACAGAAAGCAAGCCAAGATCAGTCAGGAGTTGCTGGCAGAGCGGTGTGGATGGACTTCTCAAACAAGAATATCCAACTACGAGAAGGGCATAAGGGTGCCTGTGCTGTCGGACTTGAGGAAAATTGCTGCAGCCCTTGGATATCCATTAACCGTTTTTGTGGATGAAAACGTTGAGGCTGGGCCAGATTTTAAAGGGAAGGTTCCATTGATTAGCTGGGTTCAAGCGGGGAGGTGGGAGGAGATTGTTGATAATTTCCAACCCGGGGATGCGGAAGACTGGCTTCAATGTCCAGTAGGACATAGTCCGGCAACATTCGTCTTGCGTGTGAGGGGGGATTCAATGTTCAACCCACATGGCAGACATTCGTTTGCCAATGGAGATTTAATATTCGTTGATCCAGACAGGACTGCTGAGAATGGAAGTTTGGTGGTGATTAGGCTTGATGACAGCAAAGAAGCAACATTTAAGATGCTGATGATTGAGGAAGGTAGGAAATATATCAAGCCTTTGAACCCTGATTGGCCAGACAAAATAATGGAAATAAATGAGGATGCCAGCATTTGTGGAGTTGTCATTTTTCAGGGTAAGAAAATATAAATTCTATTTTTTGGGGGGTGATTATGGAAAAGAATGAATATTTGATTAGAAATGTATTCCGCGTTGCTTTGCTCTTTAGCTTGTGGTGGATTGGCTATGAAATAAAGAATGAAATTCCTTCGACTTGGGGCGTTGAGCAAGAGATAAGAGGGGTGGCTATTGAAGTTGGAGACCTAAAATATAGGTTAGATAATATAAATAACTCAATAATAATGAACCATTAATGAAATTTAATTAATATTCTCGGGGAGAAGAGATGATTGACCAAGAACAAAAACAAAAGGAAGTATGCGGCGTAATAATGCCAATTTCTGAAATTGACGGCTGCAATTCGAGTCATTGGCTCGATGTCAAAGATATTATATATGATGCTATAAGAGACTCTGGATTTGAACCTAATCTAGTTAGCGATGCTACTGATGTAGGGTTGATTCAAAAGCGGATTGTTCAGAATCTTTATGAAAATCCTATAGTTGTTTGTGATGTTAGCGGGAAAAATCCAAATGTTATGTTTGAGTTGGGTATGAGGCTAGCATTTGATAAACCAACGATCATTATAAAAGATGATAAAACATCTTACTCATTCGATACCGCTGGCATTGAACATCTTGAATATCCAAGAGACTTAAGATTCGCCAAGATTACTGATTTTAAAGAAAAGCTTTCTGAGAAAATACAAGCTACTTATAGCAAGTCAGAATCTAATGATGGATATACAACTTTTCTTAAGAACTTTGGTGAATTCAAAGTTGCAAAAATAGATCAAAAAGAAGTGCCTATCCAAGACTATATTCTTGAAGAATTGCAAAGTATTAGGGCTGCTATATCTAAATCGGATAAATCGAGAATGTTTAGAGGTAGTTATTATCCAATTATGAAAGTGGTGCCTATTACATTTGATGTATCAAATGAATCAAATATGGTGAGGGCTAGGATTTTATCCTGGGCTATATCGCATCCTGATGTTGATGATGCTTTATTGGAGAATGATGGAATTATTACTGTATTGCTGAGAAGTAATTCAAGTGTTTCACCGGAAAGTTTCAGCATTTTGTTTAAGAATATGATAATTACATTACGTACTATTAATTTTGCAAAAGGCTCTTCTTTTAATGAAAAAGGAAAGGATAAGAAAGAATAGCTTTGAGTCGATAGATTTTAATTGCATTATGAGAATAAAGGCACTGAAATTAATATTATATCTATTGATATTTTTTTCTTTCTCCTCCTACGCCGCCACCCTCACCGGCAAAGTCATTCGCGTATCCGATGGAGATACCATCGTTGTGCTTGAAGGCATCACACAACACAAGATCAGGCTTGTGGGCATAGATGCGCCAGAGAAGAAGCAAGCATTCGGCAATAAATCAAAAGAAACCCTGGCTGATGCAGTCGCAGGAAAAACCGTGGATGTGGACTACAACAAGCGCGATCGATACAAGCGGATCATCGGAAAGGTGATCTACCGAGGCCAAGACATGAACTTGCGCCAGGTGCAGATGGGCATGGCCTGGCATTACAAACAGTACGAGCGCGAGCAGGATGTAGAAGATAGATCACGGTATGCGCAAGCTGAGTATCTGGCGCAGCGGGATAGGGCGGGGCTGTGGAGTGATAAGGCTCCGGTGCCGCCCTGGGAGTTTAGAAAGAAGCCATTAGAGAAATAGGTTTTTTGGGGAGGCAATATGAAAGCACCTGGTGAAGAATTAATTATTCGGATGTGGGATACCATTACAAGGGATTGCATTGGTGGTCTTCTCAAACCATGGCAAACCAGGCGAATGGGCAAAGCCAACACCGATGTTTTGATTGATGAAAAACGAGAATTAGCCCAACTAGAAAAAGATTTGAAAACTATCCAGTCACCATGTTTGTTGACGGATAGCTCCGGCAGTGATGTTCAGCAAGAGAAAATAGAACCAACTTTGGATTTGGTGAAGTTTGAACAAATGTCGAACAATCTGGCTTTGCAAAGAAATCTAAAAGAGGAAATCAATATTTCAAAAGCAATTTTGATTGCTGAAGAGAAGTTAAGCCAAAGTACGAGTGAGGCTAACGACAAGGAAGTTGAGTCAGACTGGATGTACTCCTGGAGGGAAAAGACAAAAGGCATCTCATCTGAAGAAATGCAGCGGCTATGGGGGAATGTATTGGCGGGGGAAATAGTCAGGCCAGGTACATATTCATTGCGAACATTGGAGTTACTGAAGAATATTAGTAAAGATGAGGCCGAAGTTATAGTTCAAATGGCACCTTTCGTTTTTGATAATTCTATATTGCAAGGGTGTGATGACACGCTAAAAGAATTTGGCTTAGATACCGACAAACTATTACTTCTTCAAGAGATCGGGGTTCTCGTTGGTGTTGATTCTATAGGGCTGACCATTAATTATGGTTCTCGGGATGAGAATAAATTTGTTAATGGTATGAAGTTTGGCAACAAGTTTATTGTTGTTCGCGACTCTGATCCTAAAAAAACTTTAACTTTGAGTGTTATCTCTTTGACTAGGCAGGGGATTGAAATAATGAGCTTGTGTGAGTTTGAAGAAAATGTGAAAGCAATGGATGATTTAGCGAGAAGAGTCAAAGAAAAAGGATTTCAGGTTTATATTGCAGAAAAAGTAACTCATCCGAATGGTCGAGTAACACTTAAAAATGAAACCCCATATGTTTTCAGTAATTGAATTTTTTTGATGCCAGGATAGTCCCGTGAGTGATATTGATGATTTAAAAAAGTTGGTTTTGTCTCAACAGAATAGCATTGATAAGATTATTGGTCAGAATATGGCATTACGCACAGCGTTGCTTGCCCTGATAGCATCCCACCCAGACCAAGAAAGATTTACGGCCATATTCTCCCAAATGCGAGAAATCTCAATCGCAAAATCACTCTACGTTTCTGCGCAAGATGCCTCACTCTCCGAGGCCGAGCTTTGGTTGGACGTATTTTCTCAACGAGCGCCGGGTCCACAATAAGGCTCGGATCAATTCCAAGCAAGTGCTCATATTCATTCATCATGACCTCCGATAAAAAATACATGGTGCTGTGTACCCTTGTTCGCGCCAATAAAACCGTAGGTATCTTCGCGGTCGAGTTGGAGTTTCAGGACGGTAAACCTTTTGCTGTGTTCGAAGGGCCGGATCAACCGATTCTGGTCTCATTAAACCCGCAATACCTGCACCAGACTCAAGGTTGGCAAGAAACGACTCATATGTATGAGGTGCCAATCCAAGACCCGCGAGAATATCATTGAACATCATCCACACCTCTGGCCCATGGCCTAGATAGACCACACTGCTACGTTTTATATTTGCGCTCATCTTCGCTAGCTGCGGTTTAATCATTTTCTGAAAAGCTGGTCGCAGAAGAGTGGTTGCGCAACATAGAGCGCCTGCGAGCTGAATCTTCTTTAGCTAAAACTTGGAATCTCGCTTCAGAAGCTAATGCTATAGCTCTAGAAGCCAACGCCCTAGCATCTGGCGCTAATACTCTTGCTTCAGAAGCCAATGTCACCGCCCTGGAGGCCAACTCTTTTGCTCGGGAGGAAGCCTCTGTTGCCCGCAAAGCCTTATTGCATGCACGGATTGCAAATATATTGGCGATAATTCCAATTATCGCAACAGTAAGTAACATCATCTTCCGATAGTCAGTCAGCAGCTCAATCAGTAGCCCGTTCATTTCATCCTTCCCCAGCCCTCACCCGAGGGCTTTTTGTTGTCTGCAGGGTATGCGCTGGTCTGAGTTTAACAGTAAATATCACACATTCTGAAAAAATATCACGGTATGTGTTGACAATAATAATCACGTTGTGTGATTATTTGGGTGTCGAATAAATCACACACCGAGACCCCCATGAACCTAAATCAAGCAATCGCAAGACAAGACACAGCCGGGTACAACCACTGCAAAGGTTATAGCGCGAGTGAGGAATCCCGCATGAATTCCCGCCTGGACTATCACACGCTGGACGTTGAGGCCGAGATTCTGAAAGACCCAAGAATGGTGGCTCGGGCTATGGAGTTGTTCGACCACAGCGATGCCTTTCACTTTGATTCACTGATCTCCAACTTGATGAGCGTACGCGGTGACAACCTAGTTATTGCGCGAGAAGCCATCGCAGAGTTTCTGCGCAGCAAACTCAAGTCATACATCAGCGACATGGTGCAGAAGAGGGTGGATGCGGAAATGGAGGGGGAATAGTAATGACTACAACCACGGGAGGAGTAGCAATGATTCAGATCAAGCATAGATTTACGGGCGCTGTCTTGTGTGAGTTCGAAACAGGAACATTGCAAGAAGCTGTCGTTAAAGCTGTCAGCAGCGGTGCCGACCTGCGCGGTGCCAACCTGTACGGTGCCGACCTGTACGGTGCCGACCTGCGCGGTGCCGACCTGTACGGTGCCGACCTGCGCGGTGCCGACCTGTACGGTGCCGACCTGCGCGGT